ATGGCATGCGCGGTTCATCCGTCGATCAGCCATAACATTGAGAAAATCGAAGCCATCAAGAAGGCTATGTTTGCCGTGGACCTCGACCAGCTCGACGGAGACTATCTAGAGTTCGGCGTGTTCGACGGAACGTCTTTCATTGCAGCGTATAAGTGTTGGCAGACGACGCGATACAAAGATTCACCGGAACGCGCGTTCTACGGATTTGATTCCTTTAATGGCTTCAAATATTTCGACCCGAGCGACGCTCACCCGGTTTGGACAGAAGGAGCGTTCGCGTCGGATTATGCGGATGTGTCGCAGCGTGTGGGGCGCGCGATCAAGAAGGCAAGATGGAAACTGATTCCCGGTTATCTTGAGACATCACTTGCGAGCAAGAAGCCCTCCGACTTCGGAATCGAGCACGTTTCCGTTGCGCTGCTTGATCTGGACCTAGGTGGCCCAACCAAAATTGCATTGGACTTCATGAGGCCTGCGTTACAGCGCGGGACGATCCTTCTATTCGACGATTACTTCGCTTATCGTGGCGACCCCACAAAGGGCGAGGCGGGCGCCTTCAATCAATTCCAAGCCGAAAACCCAGCCCTCGAATTCGTGCACTTTCGGGACTTCGGTATCTTCGGGCGGTCTTTTATTGTCAGCGTCGCCTGAGCCCTTCGGCGGCGCTTAACCGCCAAAGCCCAGCGCGTCTGCCAAGTCGCCTGCGCGGCCGGCGCCGATCGCCGCAGTCAATCCGGCCCAACCCTGCGCGAAGCTGTCACCTGACGCAATAACCGGCTTCTCACCCTGCGCACGAAGTTTGATCCACAGGAGCCGCAGGTCGGTATTCGCGGCCGTTGCGCCTTCGATCGCGGTGAGGTCCGCTGTGGTGAGCTGCGCGAGAAGATCGCGCGCGAGGAACGACGGCGGCGGCGCGTCCGGCGCAACGTACGGATCGGGCGCGTTGCCCGCCCCGAGCCATGCCTCATAGGAGACACGGTCGCGGTTACCCGGATCGTTCGGAATGCTGGCGCCGTCCGCAGGGCGGACGACGGCATCTGTGTCGGTGAGACGATAGTCAGCCATTATAGCCTCGCATCCAGAGTAACCGCCTCGCCCAACGCGTAAGTATCCGTATTGGCTGCCGTGCATTGGGCATTATAGCGGGACGTGAAAGTGTCATTCGCATCCACCGCGACCGACGTGATGTTGTTTCGGCCCGCGCCGACTGTTGAGAGACCGGTCGGGGCCGTTCGCATCGGAGGCCGATGAAAAACCATCACGTTGTAGGACTGTGACGCTACGCTCGATTGAAACCGGAAGTGAAATGTGAACTTCTGATAGTAGCGCATGCACGCGACCTGCTCCTGATCGAACGGCCGCATGATCAGTGGTGCGCGTGATGCAGATGGCAGCTCGATCCCGGGCAGAACGATCAGTCCCGTCATGATCGTGAGATTGTTATTCGTGGCGAGGAGGTTCGTGGAGTTCGTGGTCTGCACCGCGCTCGTGGCCGTCCACGATCCGGGCGCGACCGGCGATGCCGCCTTGCCGGCCGAATAGACTTCGACGATCAGCCCGGTGCCGTTGGTCGCGTTCCACGTTCCGCTCGTATCGCCGGCGATCGTGCCGGAAAAGAAATTCCAGCCAGCCGCGACGGTCAGCTCCTTGTAGTAATTGCGATCCTTCGCGCTGTTGGCGAAGCGGACGAACGCGATCCCCGACGCGACCGAATAGAGCTGGAACGCATAGGCGAGCGGTTGCGCGCCGGATGTGCCCCAGCCGAGCCGTGCGACGCGATAGCCTTCGATGCGCCAGCGGTGCAGCGCATAGTCGCCATTGGCGGGCGAAGACAGCGCCGTCGTCGCTTTGAGCTGATGGCCGAACGAATAGCCGGGCAAAGCCGACGGGAAGGACGCAGCCGCGAGCTGCGCGCTGGTGACGACCGCCGTCCCGGCGCCGTGCACGTATTGCGCCTCGACCATGTCGGCGATGTACTTCGCGGTGCCCGACGCGAGCGTGGCGCCCGTCGTTCCCAACTCCTGCGACACGTCGACATTGCCGTTGATCTGCATGCCGTTGAAGGCAAGCGCATCGAACGGCGCGGCCGCGACCTGCGCGCGCGTCGCGGTCTGATCGGTAAAGCCGGTCCCGAGCGTGAGCTTGGCGGTGGACTTGTCGATCGTGACGGCGTCGAGCCAGGTCGAGCCGTCGGCCGAGACCTTGACGTGCAGATTGTCGTCGCCGGTCAGCCCGACCTCGGCGCGGCCGGAGAAATTGTCTTGCAGCAGCAGCGAGAGCGTCTTCGCGGCGCTCTCCTTGCTCATCTTGTAGCGCAGATTGCCATCGCCGCCCTCGGCAACGGTCTTGGCGGTCCAGAGCGCGTTGTTGAGCTTGGCGCTGAACGGATTGGTCGAGTCCGCCGTGGTGCCGACCCCGAGCAGGCTCAGGTTCTGCAGCGTCGTGATGCCGGCGATCACGTCGAGCGCCGCCGCCCACGCCGTGCCGCTCCAGGCGACCATCGCGCCCTCATCCGCCACGTAAGCGAGCCAACCTGCTTTGGGCACGCTGAAGACCCAGCCGCCATCCTGCCACGCTGCGACGTGGTCGCCGTGGCCGGCCCAGGCGCCGGTCGGGCTCGGGCTTGCTTTCACGATCCAGCGCTGGCCCTCGGTCGGCGAGCCCGGCGGCGCGTTGAGGTCGCGGTCGAGCACCGCGAGCTGCACCAGCGTGTCGATCAGGCGCAGCGCTTCGTTCAGCGTCACGTCGGGGAGAAGTTCGCCGCCTTCGATGAAAGGCAGCGCCAGATTCGGTGAGTCTGTCATGATGTTGCTACGGCGTTAGCGTTTCGATGGCGGGAAATCCGCGGCCGACGGCCGCCGAAAGCTGATAGAGGCGCACCGCGAGGCTCGGCTGCGCGCTGCCGAAGTCGGTGATCTCGTCGGCGGTTGCGTAGAGCCCGGCGGGCGTGGTGGCGGACAGCGTGCGCACCACGGTGATGCCAGACAGGATCTCGAGCTCGTAGGACTCGGAAGCCTCGCCGAGTGGCACGCGCGCCGCGAACGTGACGCCGCCCATGCCGCGCTTGCGTATCCGCCACGAGACGTGCACGCCGTCGGTGTCGCGACGTGCGCGCAGGTGCACGGGCGCGAGCGGCTTCAGCGCGGTCGAGCCTGGCGTCGCGGTCAGCGACACAGCGGCCGGATCGGCATGGTCGCGGCTCGCTACGATGACGCGAAGCTGCATCGTGCGGCCGAGCGTATCGAGCCCGCGCGCGAGCGGCACAAGATGCTCGTCGAGCAGCACGAACGGCGCGCCGGCCGGCAGCGGATCCCCGATCGAAGCTTCGCTCCCCAATTCGCCGCGCAACAGCCGCGACAGCGCATAGGTGCGTTCGCCGACCAGCGTCGCGTTGGCGAACTGAATGACTTCCCAGACGCCGTCCGGACGCTGCACGGCGGCCGCGTTCGCGCCGCCGAGCACCCGCTGATCCGACACCGACGCGAGCGCGCCGCCGTAGAGCTGCACGCGCGCCGTTGACACCTTGTCCCAGCGGCTGGTCGGGCCACTCGGCAGCGCGTCGAGCGTCTCGCCCATGATGGCGGGCGCGACCACGGTGGCAAACCGCTCGTAGCTCGCCCCGTCGCGCGAGCGCCACACCGCGACCGGGCCGGGCCAGGGGTCGGCGAACACGCCAAGATGCTGCAGCACCGGCGTGTCGTCCGTCGGCAATGCCGGAAGGTCGAGCACGAGCGCATGCACCGGACCGACCGTGACCGGCGGCGCGGGCGCGATCCGTCGCGGCGGCGCGACCTCGAGTTCGAACACGTCCGGATTGATCGAGCGCGCCTGGATGCGGCGGCTCTCGGTGTCGACCGTCTCGCGGATTTCCACGAGCCGGCGTCGCCCGCCGGATGTGAGCGCGACCACATCGCCAGGCGTGAACGCGAGCCGGCTCGGCGGCAGCGCGAACGCCGCGCTCTCACGTCCCGCCCACAGATCCTGCAGCCAGATCTCGGCGCGGCGCTCGATCGCGGCGTCATTGCTGATCACCGCGAGGTCGGCATGCGACGTGCGCGCGGCCGCGCCGACGAGGCGGCGCGAGCTCACCGAGGCGCGGCGATAGTCGACCTCGCCGTCGGTGTAGCCGAGCGACACCTCGCGCGGCAGCTCGGTCTCCTGCGCGCGCGTGAGCGTCAACGGCGCACGGTCCTCCGGCAGCACGAGATCGTCGTCGGTCAGTTCCGCGACGACGTCGCCACCGCGCGACCTGAAGCGCACGGTCGCGCCGTCCTCGCTCGCCTCGAACGCGTACGCGAGCGCGAGTGGTTCAAGCGCGGCGCGCGGCGACATTGGCCGATCGATCACGTAGCCATCCGGCCCTTCGCCGAGCGCGCCCGCGTCGTAATTGTCGAGCGCGGCGTCATCCAGAATGGCGCCGACCAGCGCATCGAGCGGCGCACCGCCGAGGCGGCCCGTGAGCCAATGGCCGGTGTCCCAGTTCGGCCCGTCACTCCATACGTCGAGCGCCGCGGGAAATACCGGATAGGGCCGCGCGTCCCAGGTCCACAGATGGACCGCCGACGCATCGAGCATGCGGCCGCCATAGACGGTCGAGACCGGATTGTCCGTCGTGGTCGCGCCGTGCGCTGGATCGAAGGTCGTCAACACCGCCTCGATGAAGCGCCGCTGCATCAGGTCGTCGCGCCGGCCGGTGGAGAAATAAGGAAGTCCCGCCTCCGACGACTTCGGATCGGGAAACACGCTCGGCTGGTTCGCGCCCTTGTCGACCGCGCCGCAGCCGGCTTCGGTGAGCCAGATCGGCTTGCCCTGCGGCACCCAGCCGGTGTGCGAGGACAGCTCCGCGCCGGACACGCGCTCGTAATGCGCGCTGCTCCACCAGTTCCAGAGGTCCTTGGCGCGGAAGACCCACGGCTTTCCGAGCCCGTCGGTGATCGGTGTGCGGACTTGAGCGATGCGGTCCGCATCGCTTGCGTAGTACCAGTCATAGGCATCGCCGCCGCGCAGGTTGCCGGCCAGGTAGGCGCGGTCGTAGATCGACTCGGCGATCTCGCGGTCGAGGTGCGCGGCGCCGTCGCGCCAGTCGGCGAGCGGCGCGTAATAGTCGATGCCGACCGCGCCGATCGCCGACGACGCCCACAGCGCGTCGAGCGGGAAGCGCACTTCGGTGGCGCCGCTGTCCACGACATGCGCGCCGTACTCGGTCCAGTCGGCGCCGTAGGTGACGACGGTGCCGGAGCCGACGATCGCCTTCGCGTCGACGGCGAGCTCCGCAAGTCGCGTCACCGCCGGATAAACGCCACTCGCCGAGCGCACGTGGGTGAGACCGCGCAGCTCCGAGCCGATCAGGAAGGCGTCGACGCCGCCCGCATCGTGCGCAAGCTGCGCGTAGTGCAGCACGAATTTGCGATAGCGGTACGCACTCGGATCGCCGACGCCGAAGAACGTGTCGATTTGCGTCGCGGCCGTGCTCGTGCCGTCGACCGTGCCGGAGCGACCGGGCGCCGGATCGCACGTGATGCGGCCGCGCCACGGGTAGGCCGGCTGCGTGGACGCGCTACTCCACGGATCGGGCAGCGTGTTGCCGGCCGGCACGTCCATCACGACGAACGGATAGAGCGTGACCTTGAGGCCCCTGTCCCGCAGCGCCTGAATCAGGTGCGTGACGCTGTCGTCCGACGGCGTGCCGCCGTAGGCCGGCCGCCCGTCGACGGTCGAGACCAGATGCGCGGCGCCGCGGCTCAGCCCGTTCACCGACCAGGCCGCCGGATGCGTCTGCTTCACGGCGGAGTCGACGCCCGGCAGGATCGCGCAGTGGATCGCGCGCAGGTCGGTGCCGAACCACGCGACCACGATCGCGACGCGTTCGAGGTTCGGGCATGCGCCCTGCAGCGCGTCGAGCGACGCATCGACGTCGGCGGTGGTGGTGCCGACGTGGCGGTTCTCGGGACCGAACTGTCCGGGTCCGAGGATCTGCACCACCTCGGCGGGCTCGTAGCCGAACTCGGTCGTGCCGGGGATCAGCGTAACGGCGCGCACCATGGTTTCGAGCGCGCCGACCGGGCGCATCACCTCGAAGGCGAGCTGCGGGATGCGGTTGCCGAAATCCGCGAGCGCGAGCCGCTCGAACACGACGTAAGCAAGGCCGCGATAGGCCGGCGTGTTGTCGGCGCCCTCGCGCGCGACGATCAGCGGATCCGCGGTCTGGTCCTCGGCACCGGTGTAGGTGCGCATCGTGAGGCCGGCGAGATCGAGCGGCGCGCCGTCGGCCCACACGCGCATCACGCGGCCGATCGGCCCGGCGCAGAGCCCGACCGCGAAGTTCGCGAAGTAGCTGTAGGTGGTCGTCGTGGTCGATGGGCCGGACGCGCCGCCCTTGCCGCCGCTCGACGGATCGGTGCGGGTCGAGACGACCTCTTCGAGCGGCGTCGCCCAGATCACCTGGCCCGAGATGCGCGCGCGACCGTAGATACGCGGGATCGGCGCGCCTTCGGTCGACGCCATCACGTCGAGGTCGGCGAGCCGCGGGCCCTCGATGGTGCGGTCGGCGTTGTTGCCGAACAGCGAGCGGTCGATGACGCTACCGGCGACGGCGCCCGCGATGCGGCCCGCGATCGCGCCGATCGGGCCGAACACCGCGCCGCCGAGCGCGCCGCCCGCGGCCGAGAGAACGAGTGAGGCCATGGTGCGAGCTCATGAAGCTGTGCGCGGCTATGGCCGCTTGGTCCCCTCTCCCGCTTGCGGGAGAGGGTGGCGAGCGAAGGCGAGCCGGGAGAGGGCTACGTCACTCCGGGAAATGAAAACGCATACGCAAGCCGTCGCCGCCACCACGGCGCGATCGCGACCTGCGCGACGCACGCGCTGTCATGCGCGTGCACCATCGTGGCCGCCGACGTGACGATGGCGGCGTGCTTGGCGGGCAGGTTCTGCCGCCAGCGAAACAGAATGACATCGCCCGGCGCGAAGGCACGCGCGTCATCGAGCGCAACGAGATGCCGCGCCGCGGCCTGAGCCAGCGCCTCGACGCCGCTCGCTTCGGCCCAGTCGGGCGCATAGGCCGGCACCGTTTCGGGCTCCGCGCCGTTCACCGCGCGCCACACCCCGCGCACGAGGCCGAGGCAGTCGCAGCCGATACCGCGCAGCGAGCCTTGATGGCGGTAGGGCGTGCCGATCCAGGCACGCGCCTCCGCGATGATGCGGGTGCGAGTGAGAAGCATGAGAGAGCTCGATGAAAATGAGAGACGGTGCCCGCATGAGCGCAGCGACAGGCGGCGTTCCCGGATATCGCTTCGCTCATCCGGGCCACAGAAGGCCGCGCGCTATCCGCTCTTACTTATGCAGATAGCTCCATGGCAGGCCGAACCAGACGCCGGTCCACGGCTCCGGCGTTCGCCCGCCCTGACGCAGCCACTCGGAGATCACTGCCTCGGCGACCTCCCACTTGTTGCTGCCGTACTGGACCTGCAGCTCCCACTGGTTCGGTTTGTTGCCGCCGTCAACCGGTTTCGCTCCAGCATCCATCAGCGCGTGGATACAGCGGCGGACGAAGTCCGCGAGCTCCTTGCCCTCAAGCCCGAAGCTCTTGCGGCCACGGTCGACGATCCCCCACAGGCCGACCGGAAGGTCGGACAGCGTGGACGGCATCGCGGCGATGCACTCGCTCATCGAGCCGCCAAAAATCCTGTCTTGCGGTTCTCGGGTCATCGCTGGTGAAACTTCAAGGTGTTGGGAAGATAATAGTCGCCACGGACGACCTCAAGCGTCAGGCCATGGTCGGCGCTGAGCCGAAGACCAAACCTCGTCCCGTCTTCGCGTTCGTACCACACGCCGTCATAGCGTACATCCGGCTCGATGCGCCGTGCGTTCGCCATCAGCGCGATTCGGGCAGCTTCAAACTGTTCCGGCGAAAGAATCCTGACATCGCGCGTATTCACGTCCGGGTCGCGTACGCCGATAAGCTGGCCGCCCGGCCTCAACACGTCCGCGGTCGTCTGCGCGTTGCGCGTCGCGTACGGCTCGTCATAGCCCACCCGCGACAACGCGACAAAGCGTGCGTCGGCTTCGCGGGCTTCGGCATTCAGCGTCTTGATTCGGCCTTCGACGCTCTCATCGATGCTGGGCGTGGGACGCCAGTTCGGCTCTAGGTCACGAACACGGGCGATGGCGCTTTCCGCTCGTCCTTGCGCCTCCTGCAAACGTGCGGCCTGTCCGCCCTCGACTGAGAAAGTGCGTCCCCCGATTCTCACGAACGTCCCGCCACGCGGGCGGTTCGCCGCATATCGCGCGCCCGGTTTCGCTTCATGATCAGGCGTGACATCGGACAACACGCGCGGATCGTTTCGTCCCGTGCCGCTCCCGCTACCGTCGGTCCACTGCCCGCCGTCCGAATTGCCGGCCGGCACGCGCGGCTGGTCGGGGCTGTATTTGTGCTGTTGCGCATCGCGCCTGAAGACACGGAGAAAATTCTCGTACGCGAGATCGGACTTGCGCCGCAGCTCATGCGCCTCCCGCCGCTCGGCCGCACGTTTGGCGGCGATTTCAAGCTTCAGCGCCGCCAAGTCACGGCGCAGCGCGGAGAGGTCCCGCTCGAATGCCGCGCGTTCGAGCGCGTTGGGCTGAATGTACGCCATCGGGTTTCCCAAAATCGCGCTAAGCGCCGCGCAGCCCGCTGCCCGCCCTGCCTGGCACCGGATAGCTGATGATGAAGTCGTTGCCGGGGATCGCCGGGAAGCCGCGGAAGTTGATGCCGTTCGCGAAACGGTCGCGGCAGGTGGCGAAGCGCTTGTCGCAGCCGGCCGTGACGGTGAACGTGTCGCCGGTCGCGATCTCTTCGGGCGCGGCCTGCCACAGTTCGATCAGGACGCCGTCGAGCGCGACGCGATGCGTCTTCACCTCGACGGCGAAGCCCGCGTTCGCGCCGGTCACGAACGTGAACTTCCCGGCCGCGAACCATCCGTCGTCGAAATCGTCGAGGCCCGACACGTGGAACGCCGATGTGCCGGCGAGCGACGCGACCGTGCCGCCGCCATGGAAATCCGGGTCGGTCAGGTCGACCGTGCAGCGCGCATCGCCGAGATCGGCCGAGCAGGTCGCCGCATAGAGCCGCCCGCTCTCCTCGTTGAGGCGATGGCTAAGCGAGCGCAACTCGGCGGTGAACGCCGCGCCCTCGCGGCGGTTCTCGCCGAGCACGCCCTTCATCAGCAGCACGCGCAGCGTGGGATCGCTCCAGTCGACCAGATGCACCGCGATGCCGGCGGCGTCATAGCGGCCGGCCGCAAGGTCGGCCTCGGCGAGCGACTCATCCGCGAGCGCGCCGGCGATCTCGGAGCCGTCGACCTGCAACCCGAGCCGCGCGGTTGCCTCGGATGCGGTCAAGCCCGTGCCGGCCCGGCACACCGTGCCGTCGAGCGTGATGTCGGCGTCATGGTCGGTGAAGCCGAGCGTCACGCCGTCGTGCCGCGTCACGATCCAGCAGCGCGCGAGCGTCGTGACGCCGGTGTCGAGCTTCGCCTGGAGTGCGGTGGGGATCGATCTCACAGCTTGATCTCCACCAGCGGAATGCGCGGCACGCTGCCGGCCGCGAAGGCCGAGAGGTCGAGCTCGAGATAATCGGTGTCGAAGCGCACCGGCACGTCGAACAGGAAGCCGGCCGTGATGGCGGATGCGCTCGCCGGCACGTGGCCGGAGAGAAACGTCACGATGCCGGTCGTCGTATCGACGCTGAACGCCGAGCCGAGCGTCTGCTCCGTGCCGTTGACGGCGACGCGCACCGAGCCCGCGACCGGCTTTACGATCGGCCGTGCATAAGGCGCGTAGGTCGCGCCGTAGGTCTTCACGAGCTGGAACGCCGAGATCACGCCATTGCCGGTCCCGAGCGCCTGGTCGAGCGGCGTCACGCTTGCTCCCGTCGCGGACGAATGATCGAGCCGGTCGCGCCAGCGGAATCCGTGCAGGCGCCCGCGCCGTTCCTCGAAGAACGCCACCACGGCCGAGAGTGCGTCGAAGGTCTTCACGCCGTAACCGGCGTCGTAGCGGCGGCGCGAATGCGCCCAGCGCGCGTTGCGCTCCTCGCGGCCCGAGCCGAGCGCGACGATCTCGGTCTTGCGCTCCGGCCCGCCGGCGCTCCTCAACGCGATGTCGAGCGGAAAGAGGATTTCGTGGAAGGACATGACTACATCCCGCGCTGGCCGCGCGCGACCGCGCGCGCGACGAGGCCGGTGAGATAGGTCTCGCTGCGGCGGAAGCTCTCGGCGTCCGGCGTCGCGATATTGACGGTGACGTTCGCCGCCGCACCGCCCGCCGCCGCGACGCCAAGCCGGCCGTCGGAACCGCGCGTCAGCGGCATGATGGCCTCCGGGCCCGCCTCGCCCGCGAGCCCAAGTCCATTGCCGAGCGGGAAATAACCCGGACTTGCGATCACGCCGCCGGCCGCGAACGGTTGCGCGGTGTTCATCGCCTTCAGGAGATCGGTGCTGTTCTGTGACGACCCGAACAGGCCGTTGAACACGCCGGTCAGGCCGCTGCCGAGCGCCGCACCGACCGGACGCAGCGCCATCTGCAAGGAGAGATCGGAGAGCCGCAGCGCCAGCGACTTCAGCGTGTCGTCGAAGCTCCTGCCGCTGACCGCGCTGCGCGCGAAGGCCGCCGTCATGGCGTTCGCGAATGCGTTGGCGTCGGCCGCAAGCCCGCGCGTGCGCGTGCGGAGGTTGCCGATAGTGCCGGAGAGCGCGCTGCCGCCGCCGCCGGTGCCGAGATCACTGTCGTCGTCCGCCATGGCGGCGCTCCACTTTATTCTTCGGGCTATCGGGATAACGCCGCATCAGCGCGTCGAACGGGCCGCGCCCGAGCGCCCCGGCCTGCTGCGGCGACAGCGCCTTGATGGCGGCGCCGAGTTCGCGCGGCGTCATGCGCCAGAATGCATCGGGCGAAAGCCTCAACACGCCGAAGCCGAACCCCATCGCGCGGTCCCAGGGAAACGGCTGCGGCGGCGCAGGCTCGCGCCTCACCCCCGCGCGCGCTGCGCGCCTCACCCGCGCGTCCGGCGCCCCAAAGGGTCGGGCTCCTCGCTGCCGAAGGTCGCGGTGATGAGATCTGCCGCGATGCGTACGTATCCGGCAGCGCCTCCAGGCACGCTCAGGCGTGCGACTTCGTCGTCGCTGATCGCCTCGCCCGAGCCGCGCAGTCCGGCGCCGATCACGCGCACGAGGTCGCGCGCTTTGAGCCGGCCCTTGCCGAAGCGTTCGGCGAGCCCGATCAGGTCGTCGGTGCCAAACGCGGCTTCCAGTTCGGCGAGCGCGCCCAGCGTGAGCACCAGGCGGCGTTGCGCGCCGCCGATCTCGGCTTCGATCTCGCCGCGATGAAGATTGGGCATGTCAAATTCCTTGTCTGTGGCCGCAAAGGTGGTGCGCTCCCTCTCCCCGCTTGCGGGGAGAGGGTTGGGGTGAGGGGGATTCTCCCTTGTGCCGGCTCGTGTAAGAGGGCC